TACCCAGCATGGGTTTAGTTTAGATACTTGTGTTGGTGGGCAGAACCCAGCTGGGGTTTAGTTTTCACCCAGCCGTAGTTCCTCAATTGCGTCTAGCAAATTCTTTAGTGTCTGTTTTGGTGCTTTCTCAAGACCTATCAAATCACTCTCGTTCACCGCTAGTTGTGAACATAGTTCTTCTACTAACTGTAGCTTTGTAACTGGGATTTCTCCAGTTTTTGTTCGGTATTCTACTCTTTGGTAGACTCCCTCTTTTGCTAGTTTTCCTATAATGCTTCTAGCTGATTTATTGTAAACTTGTGCCAGTCTATTTACTGTCTCGCGATTAGGGGCACTCTTATATTGGTCTACAATACTCTTAGTATCTTCTTCGCTATAATTCATAATTAATTCCTTTGGTTTTGCATGGCTCTCTCGAACCTATCTTCTATTTCTTTAGCTGTATCGTCTTTCTTCAATACATAACTTTTTCCATCGGCAGTTTCTCTAGTAATTCTGCCACTATTATAAGACCTATCAACCACAGGTCTTTTGTCTAGCTTGCTTTCTTCTGTTTCATACCACATAGAATTCAAACTATGTAAGTGAAGGTCTGAGATTTCGTTAGCCCAGTCCTCCACTTCTATTCTGATTTTCTGTTTTAGCACTTCGTTTTTATACTGACTCATTTGCCTTGTCCTCTATACTTTTTATAAGACCTTTTCTTGTGCTTATTCATATTAATACTAAATGTGCCTCGACCATTGCCTTGGCTAGTTTTCTTTCTGTGTGATTTATGCACACTTTGATATGCTTTACTCATTTTAGCCATAATAATCTCCTATAACTAGAGTGATGTATGTCAGCAATACCAACCACCCAATGAATAACAATCCTGTATCTTCATCATGCATCGTCTCTTTATAACCCTTTTCTGACTGGTTTTTAGATTTCTCTGCTTTCTTCATTACACTTCCTCAGGGCTAACCCAAACTACTTTGATACCTCTTCTAGCAAGCTCGTTCAAACACTTTTGTCTTTGTTTTGGCTTGACATTAGATTTGTTTATCTCAGCGAATAACTCCTCCTTTGGAGTATTCTTTAAATAGAAGTGTTGCACAGGCAATGATGATGCTGGAACACCTCGTTTATATACTTTTTGTGATGGTTTAAATTTTGCTGGCATTTTCTTCTCCTTTTCTGCTCATCAGTTCCGCCTCTATTTGTTTCCTAAAGCGATGGTTAGGGAACTGTTTTAACAGTCGCTCTAGGTGTTTTGTGGTTTGAACAGGCAATATTATTAGAAAGTTCTTCCACTTATCGCCTGTCAGTTTTACCATTGTCCGTTTTCAAAAAACGCGTAAACTATGTCATCAGCATACTCCATTGCTGTCTGACCTAAGTCGTCTGAATACTCGTCCCAATCAAATTCGTCTTTAGCTAGGTTAGGAAATTCTTCCTCAATTCTAGCATTTAGGTCTTCGCCATCGACATACTCCTCGTCATGAGAGCAGTAGTATTCTCCGTCATCTTCATCTTTGTAGACTTCAAAATGGTCTACGCCAATGAAGTTTCTGAACTCATCTTCATAAGTCATTTTTGCTCTAAGTTCGATATTGAACTTTTCACTTGCGAACTCTAGCATATGAATAACCATTTGGTATGGTGTTGACCATGCACTATATCCACTGATATAGCCATTGCTGTCCCATTCCTCTATGTTTACCCACTTAGCACCACAGTTATCGCAATACCAACTATAAGAGTCTTTCAACCAACCTTCGTCATCATACTCTCTAGCTACTTTAGACATAAAAGGTTGCTCATGAATTTCCGCTAATTCGTGGAATTTCATAGGAGGCATACCTTCTTGCCAATGTGGTCTTTCTACTTCTTCACTCTTGAACAGCGTAGTCCACTGCTCATCAGTTAAGCCTTCTTCTACCTGTATGGTAAAATATACATGATTTGCCACTATATATCTCCTTTTTCTCTTATTTCGCTTCTTGCTACCTCGAAACCATTAGGGTATCGCTTTTCGAGTTTGTTTATATTTTCTTTCATTACTTCTTCTGGTGTATATCCAAGTGCGATACAGCCTTGAATCCAATACCAAAGAACATCTCCCAACTCACGCTTCATATGAAACCTATTTTCTTCACTCATTTCTTTGCCTTGAAAGAAAATCTTTTTCATAACTTCAGCAAACTCACCACTTTCAGCAAGCATACCTACACTTGAAGTCAAAAGTCTACTCCATTGTATGTCTTTATGCTGAGTCTGTAGCACCATTAATCTATTGATTAGGTCGCCTGTGAACTTGCTCTCAGTGCTAGTTGTTGTATCTACAAATTTTGCGTAATCATTTATCATTTGCTTATCTCCCAATATCTAATAAATCGTTTTCGGTTATATACTGATATGCACCCTTGTTGTAGGCAGGAGCAAGTTGTTTCCTTCTTACTCTAGCAAGTTTCTGTGCCTGCTTCTCCCCACACTCAAGGCATATCTTCCCAACTAATTTAACTCTCGCTGGGCTTACTTCGTTTCCACACTCGCAATACACCATTACCAACCCTCCTTGTAGGGATTAGTTTCTGTGCCAAAAGGTTCTTTACCTTCGAGTATGCGTTGTCTATTTTCATCAGTAGGTATTACACTACTGTCTGTGATAGCTCCATCGCTCCAGTGAAGTAAGAACTTTCCGTTTTTACTGTTTTCAAAAGAAGGGCGAGTGCCGTCTTCGTATGTTATATCAACGATTGTTCTGCCATTCCACTCAAAGCCTGGGCCATATGTTTTAAGATGTCGTCTTGCCACTATGTATCTCCTGTAAATAATCGTGTATGCAGTCTAAATATTGGTTATATCCGTTGTCGCAGCCTTCTATTCTTTCGTAAGCATACTCAATCGCTTCGATTAACAACTGTTTAGGTAGTTTATCAATATCGAAATCGCAGTCAAAATATCTTAGGTTTTCTGCTACTTCTTCTATATCCAATACGCCATAGATTTTGCACTCGTAGAATTTCTCTAACTTGCTCATTGCTTCCCATATGCTGTGGCAATGGAAAAACATTGTGCCGTTATCGTAGTCTTGTGTTGTGCTTTCTATTTTATTTTTCATAAGTATATTATACTCAGAATTTTGATGTCTGTCAAGAATTAAATTTTTGGAGGTTATAAGACTGGAAGCGCGTAGGAGAGTCGAACTCCTGTTGCAGAGATGAAAACCCTGTGTCCTGACCACTAGACGAACGCGCCCTGTTTGGGAATAAAAAAAGGCGAAGTAAGTGTTTCAAGTTGTTGGCATTGCCCAAACCTTGTTTTCTTACTTCGCCCAAAAAATGGTGAGTTGGCATTGTTCTTATGTTTACGGAAAACTGCTCACACCTATCATTTTTATACTTAGGGCTTACCGAGTGCGCAGGTAGTAGAGCGACTACTGTTCAATCCTGCCAATCTCTTTCTCACTCAAGAGTTGCCTAAACCTATCTACTAACATATGATTTCGATGGGGCTAATTCGTTTTGCCATACGACCTATGCTTGATGCCGTCGCTACATAGGGTTATAAAGTAGGAGAGAAAGCAATCGGGATAATGGTGCTTGCCCAGAGCCGAACAGCGTGCATTGAATACTCAAAGTCGCTTTCCTACTACCTTATTATTCTAAGGAGGGCTAGTTTAACCTGCGAACTCTAGCAAACGCAGTAGCTATTCTTACAGTTGCTTATAAGCAATGCTTCCACAACTGAGGCGTCTCTACCAAGACTCCGAGTGATATTATCGTTGTATCTACTCGTCAATCACGGGCGAACTTAACCAATTTTTTACTTCGTGTAAGAACACCAAAAACGAAGGTTTATACTCAACTTGAGTTTTCGCAGTAGCAAGTATACTTGCTTCCACTGGCGACAGCTTGCTATTAATATCCTTCATCGCTTCGCTACTCTCACCTTTATTACCCTACTCTCCGACTGTTTACACAGGTGGCGTGGGATATCGGTTTTCTACTATGTGAGCCGTTCTTATGGTAGTTCTCACAAGTGGCACATCTCATCAGCGTGTGCAGCTGGGTAGTTTTGGCATCATGTTGCTACCATCAAATTGGTTTGTTATCATGTGCTGTCTCGGTTATCTACCAACCTCGTTGTTTGGGACAGTTTTGCCGTTTTCATGTCGAGCAGAAACGAAAACTGCCAAAAGCTATAAACGCTACTAAATGCCCACCCATACCCGAGTGTCTACTTGCTGACAGTATGAACGCGTTGCTGTTATACTGTCCTGCTTTATGTAGACGCTCACTTATTCCAAGATAAATACGGACTCGCAGTTGTCTTCACTTCTAGTATTCAGCGTCTTGCAAGAATACGCCTGAAGTCCGTGTTCTTTCTTTTTCAAAATATAAGTATATTATACTTCGCTTTTTAACTCTTGTCAAGAAAAATTTTGAATTATTTTTCTAAGAGGTGGGAGAGTCGCATTGTGCGTTTCTCTCCCGTTGCCTAGCATTTAGACAAGTTCTGATAGTCTGTTTACTAGGTTTTTGAGGTCGCCCTTGGTTGCTTTCACTAGAGAAGTGATGTTTGCTTCGTCAACGCCAAGCACGGTAGCAATTTCCATAACTAACTCTTTCTTTTGAACTACTGGTTCGCCAGTTTTTGTTGTTCTTGGTTGTGCTTTATAAACCCCTTCGCGTGATAACTTAGCAATAATACTTCTAGTAGTTTTTCCAAATTCTCTTGCTAACACTTTTACTGTGTCCATTGTAGGCTCTGCCTCGTATGTTTTGGTCATTTTTGCGACCATTTCGTCTGAATAATTTTTACTTGCCACTTTAATTCTCCTTGTATTATTTCGTTTTGTTATACTATTATTATACTTCGCATTTGTGATTTTGTCAATAAGTTTTTTAAACATTTTTAACAATCTCCACTATTGCAATGGCGAGAACTACTAGAACCGCAAGTAAATTAAACATTACTTCTGCATCGCTTCGTATCTCTTTTAACCATTTTCTCAATTTCATAATACTATTATATTATGGTTTCGAGGCGAAGTCAAGAGTTGGCTTTCGCTTTTTTACTGGATTATAAGCCGAAGCCGTAGACCACAATAATTGTAAGCGTAAGCCAAGTGATTGGGTGTTTTAGCATGAAGCATGTGCCTTTTATGAAGCGTCTGCGTCTGCTATCTCTTTCCATTCGCCATTTGTCCATACTGAACGCTTTGACTTTTTTCACATTATCTCTCAATTTCATACTATTATTATACTTGGCGATATGTGCCAAGTCAAGATATGGCTATCGCTTTTTATCATTAGCTCACGCTAGGAACTCTCGGGGGCAGCACGCGAAACCACTCATCTTCGTGAAAATTTCTCGAAAAATCTCTTGAAATCGCACCAAATCTATGATAAACTATTAGAAACTTCTTATAACCCAGCAAAAGCGTCGCGCGCGTACTTAGGTTTTGCACTTAGTTTTCGCACTTCGGCGCACGTACCATCATTTTGGCACTTCACTTTGGCACTTCGGTGCAAGCGGTGCGAAACCCTATAAAACCATGCAGCGACCGTATTTTGGGGATTTCGGGCAGGCCTTCGGGAGACCCTATTGCTTCGTTAAAACGGGAGTATATGGTTGTTTCAGACCCAGCTGCTGGGCATGCCTTTGTTTGCTGGGTTTAGACCAGCGATTGAAAAAAGTTGGATTATTTTAGTCGCACGTATTGACTTGGCGACAAATTTGTGGTAAAATCGGCGCGCCAAAGGGGACAAGCGTCCCCAATTGGTTAACCTTTGAGCAGGTCGCGAACCCAGACAATTGTGTCTATGTTGCTTCTGCCTAGTGAGTCTAACTCGAATATTCTTTTGCCAGATAATTCAGCGATTTCTCTTAGTAAGACTTTTTTGTTAGGTCTTTTTGCGACATTAGTTTCTTTTGCGTTTTTCATAATTTCCTCCTTTTGAATATGTATACTATTATACAGGGCGAATTTGAAATGTCAATAAAAATTTCTGTGGAAATCCTGTGAATTTCCTGTGGATAAGTTTTTTTATGTTTTTGTAATTTTTTTCTTGACAAAAGAAAATTTTCGTGGTATAATAGACTTGGGAACAAAACCAGCCGCGGCTTCGCCTTCAAAAGTAGACTTGCGTCACTTATCAACTTTGCACTTTGGCGCAAACGCATCACTTCGACACTTGTCACTTTCGCACTTTGGCGCTGGCGCGCCCCGTCCCTAAATTTCAGGCAGGGGGTATCCCTCAAAATTAATTGACGAAAAAAACAAAACCCTCTTTTCTCGGTTATTTTCGAAGTTATTATGTTAGTGAGAAAAGAGAAGTCGGCTTGAGCCGTCCAACAATCTTTGATATAATCTCAGTATGAGTCCGGCTCTTGCCTGTCTTTTGAGTTCATTCTCGGTATCGCTTCGGAAAAGGTCAGCCTAAGCCGGTGCTATCCCTTCAGCTTTGGAGGTGGTCGAAAGTTCAGGCGTTGGTCTGTCGGTCAGTTGAGTTGGTTGCCCTTCTCGGTTGCCGGTTTTCCGTTCCGTTCCTTTTCGGTTGTTTCCCTCAAAAGATAAATATATTATCGGTCATTTTTCCTAGCGTGTCAACAAAAATATCAAATTATTTTAAATTTTTTTATAAATAAATTTCTTGACATTTCTTGCGTTTCGTGTTATTGGGGTTAGAAGTTCGTGCGTGGTTTAAAATTTGTTCGCTTCGCTTTATCTAAACTTGTTTAGATAAACAAATTTTAAACCATGTTTCCGTTTTTGTCAAATTTTGTGTCAAGTTTTTTTGTGGATTTTTTTACAGGATTTTGGGGTAAAAGTCAAGTCTTTTTTCAAAATAAAAAAATTGGGCAATTCTCATAAAATCGCCCAATCCCTTTTTAGAAGTTTCCTATTTCTATATTTATATAAACAGTCATTCCTAAAAAGATAATCAGAAAAATTATCATCAACATTTCTAAAGAAATTTTATATTTCTTTTTGAATTGTCTTAGCTTTCGCCTGTTTTCTATTTGTGCCTTAGTAGGCATATTTAACCCCCCATTCCTCGTTTAATTGTTTTGCATTAACAGTATAAATTAATTTATTATGATGTTCTAAATATTTTTGAACACCCTCTAAATTTTCAATCTTATCATCATAGAAAGCAACGGATTTTCCTTTTGCCCATTTTAGAGATAAGAGTTTATTTTGCTGTTTCGCTTTCAATATCCAATCGGCTCTATTATCTCCAATCGGTCTTGAAAGTATTTTGTGATATGGAATATGATTTATTCTCAAATATTCATAATCCCAATATCCCATTTCTCTAGCTGTATTCAAACAGATATAATATCCGTCTAACCAATTTTGATAAAGTTCCCAATATAAAGGCAAAATATCATCAGACAAAATATTTTCTTTTGTGCAATTTTGTTTCCAATGATTCAGATCCAAAATCCCATTATCATATTTTGCTCGGTGGCTAGAGTCAATTATCGTTCCGTCTAAGTCATAAAATAAAATTCCTTTTACCATTTTAAATTTATCCTCGTTAATTGTGCGAACATCATCAAAATTGTAATTCCTAATAATTCCCAATTCTCCATATTAAAAGAATAGTAAATTATTAGTATATTTCCAAACCAAAGTAATTCTAGGGATTTTTGTTTTTCTAAAGGTCTATAACCTTGTAAAGCAACAAACACCATAAAAATACCAATATAAAAAGATAGTGATAAAATCATTATGTTATCTCTCCTTTTGCTAACCAAAGGGATTTGCTCTCCCCCCATTCTCTCTTTAAAAAATTATAATTTTTTCTAACATATCGGAAACAGTTTTTATAATTTTCTTTTCCGTCTTGATGTCGCTCAATGCAATTTTCTGTAAAGTAGTGTCTACAAAAATTTTTCCATTGTGCTTTTTCGTAATTTTCAATATTCATTATTTACCCCCTTTTTTAAATATTGAATTGAACAGGGATTTTATATCCCTGTTCAAGTTCTCTAACATTATAGCAAGTTCTTCTAATTCTTTTAACACGCTATTTTCCTCTTTTCTCTCAGCTTCATTTTTTGAGTAGCTGATTTAATTTTGTTTACATCAGACCATGAAACAGAACGGACATTGTCAATAAATTTTTTACGAATATCTTTATCCCAACGCTCAAAACATTTAACAATTAATTTCCATTCCATGCGAACATCTCGCAACGCTGTATGTTGCTCGTTGTAATAGTAATTATCAAACCAATATCTAAAGATACATTCAGCCGAATATGAAATGTTATCATTATCTGTTGTAAATTGATTTTTTAATTTCTCGTCTAATGGATTAAACCAATTATGAAAATCGTTGTTTATAACCTTAGTTGCACAAAGGTCTTGCAAACATAATTTTTGCACCCCATTCGGCAATCTAAATCTTTTATCATTTATTTGGTCGCAAGTATTTCGCAACGCTCTTAAATCAAAAGCAAGATTATAAGCAACGATAACATCAACGCCTGTTGTTGAGCAATCTTCCCAAAACATTTTCATTGCGAAATCCCAATCAACGCCATTTGCAACGCCGTTTCTTGTTCTTCTTCTTAATGCTTTTCCGTATCGCTCATCATAAGAATAAACCAATCTCTCGCCCTCGTCTAAAATCTTTTTAGTTGAGTATAAAAAATATTCAGGTCTATCAAGAACATCATTTATTAAAAAGTTTCTCTCTTTTGGCTCACAATAGGAGTCGTAAACATTACCTATTGCATAAGCAAA